GCGCAGCTCACGGACGCGCTAGAGGTGGCCCAGGAAGCAATTAAGGCGAGGGAAGCATGGATCTAGTCGAGCAGCAGCCATACGACGGGCGCGAGGCAGGAGAATACTGGCGCGAGCAGCTTGCCGATGCCAAATCGAGCTTAGAGGATTGGACCAAGAAGGGCGAAAAGGTCGTCAAGCGCTACCGCGACGAGCGGCAAATGACAGACGGCCTAATTAAGAAGTTCAACATCCTCTGGGCGAATGTTGAGCTGCTGCAACCGTCGCTGTATGGTCGGATGCCCAAGCCCGAGGTATCCCGCCGATTCAACGACCAGGACAAAGCCGGGCGGCTCGCGTCGACGATCCTGGAGCGCGTCATAGGCTACGAGGTCGAGCAGTTCCCGGATTTCAACGCCGCGATGTCGGCGGCAGTACAGGACCGATTGTTGCCCGGTCGCGGTATCGCGTGGGTGCGATACGAGCCGGTAATCGAGCAGGTGCAATTTGCGCCGGAACCGGGGGTGATGATCCAGGCGGAAGCTGGCGAGCAGGAAGCTCAGATTTCGGGAGCAGTCGAAGACCCACAAGAGCGCATTGTCGACTGCCATGCTCCTGTCGATTACGTGTACTGGAAGGACTTTTCGCACTCACCGGCGCGCACATGGGCGGAAGTCTGGTGGGTCGGTCGACGGGTCTACATGACGCGCCAAGAGGGCATAGAGCGATTTGGGCCTGCGTTTGCCAACGTCCCGCTGAATAAGCAAAATACCGACCAGGATTCCAAGCAAACGGAGAAATCGAAGAACCGCGGCGAGATGAAGGCCGCGGTTTGGGAGATATGGAACAAAAACACCGGTCGCGTGTGTTGGGTGGCTGATGGCTACGGCGTAGCGCTGGACGAGCGCGAAGACCCGCTTGGGCTAGAGGGGTTCTTTCCGTGCCCTGAGCCGCTGTACGCCAACCTGACCAATGGCTCGCTTGTGCCGATCCCGGATTATCTGGAATATCAGGACCAGGCGGCCGAGCTCGATTCGCTGACTAACCGCATTTCGATGCTGGTCAAAGCGATCAAGGCCGTAGGTATCTTCAACGGCGAGTTCAAATCGCTTCAGCGGCTGTTCACTGAGGGCTACGACAACACCATGATCCCGGTACAGAACTGGGGCGCGATGTCGGAAAAGGGCGGGCTTAAAGGCGCGATCGACATGCTGGATATTTCGCCGATGGCGGCGGCGCTCCAGCAGTTATACGTCGCTCGGGAGCAGACCAAGCAGACCATATACGAGATTACTGGTATTTCGGACGTGTTGCGCGGGGCGTCGGACGCCAACGAGACGTTAGGGGCGCAGCAGCTTAAGGCAAACTTCGGCAACCTGCGGTTGAAGCAGTCTCAGGGAGACGTGGCGAGGTTCGCATCCGATCTGTTCCGGCTGAAAGCGCAGATTATCTGCCGATTCTACCCGCCGGAGTTGCTGGTCGCCATGTCGGGCGTCGACAAGACCACGGACGGGCAGGTTCCGGGCATGCTGGAAGCAGCGATCCAGATGCTCAAGGACTCGAAGATCCGGGATTTCCACATCACTGTGGAGTCCGATACCTTGGCGCAGATCGACGAGGTAGGGGAAAAGCAGGCCGCCGAAGATGCCATTGGAGCCATTGCGAAATTCTTGCAGCAGGCGGTTCCGATGGTTGGCTCAGCTCCCGAAACGTTGCCGATGGTGAGCGAGATGCTTCTATTCCTAGTGCGGCGATTCCGTGCCGGACGGGCGCTAGAAGGCGCGATCGAGCAAACCATGCAGCTGTTGCAGCAAAAGGCGCAACAGGGCGGCATGAGCCAGCCGGATCACAAGTCGCAGGCTGACCAGATGCGGGCGCAGGCGGACATTCAGATCCAGCAGCACAAGTCCAGTTCTGACGCGCAGGTGGCACAGGCTAGGGCGCAATTTGACGTGCAGAAGCATCAGCTCCAGCTTCAGTACGACGGCCAGATGGAAGCCGCGCGGCAGCAGTTCGAGCGCTGGAAGGCGGAGCTGGAGTCCAGGACGCGCATCACGGTAGCGGAGATTCAGGCGCGGGCGTCGACTATCCCGCAGCCGCGCCCGGTGGAGACGATCACGCAATGAGGCGGCGCTACATCTGGGATGAAAAGGCCCATGCAATGGTCGAGATTCTTCCGGAAAAGAAGCCCGAGGTGCACAACGTGCAGCCGGACTTCGAGCCGTATCGTTCAAACGACGGGGCGATCATCGGCGGGCGTGCGCAGTTCCGGGAGCACTTAGCCCGCACCGATACGGTCGAGCTGGGGCATTCCGACATACGCTCGATGCAGGAAAACTGGAACAAGCGGAAATCGGCGCATCGTGAGAAGATTTCCTCACAACGTGAATTTGTGCAAGAACATAGCCGGGAAATTCCAATTACCGACACTCGCAGTATGAGCCACTTGTCGCGGGAATTGGCGAATCGGTTAGACGGGCGTCCGGCCCCGGAACGCAAGGAACTAATCAAGTTGGGGATGGAAGTACAGCGCATGATGCGCCGATAAAACATGGCTGACGAGCAAATCATCGAGCAATCTACGGAAACGACGCCGCAACCGGCAGAGACCGCCCCTGTTGCTGCTACCGAGCAGGTAACTCCGCCAGATCCTCAAGACCGCAGCGCCGTACTGCGTGCGGCCATGAGTGAGCAAAAGACCAGGCGCGGGGAAAACGGCAAGTTTCAGCCGCGGGAACAGCGCGGCACGTGGAAACCGGGCCAGCCGGCCCAAACGCCGCCGACGCCAGGATTGCCGGGACAATTGCAGCGCCCGGAGATGCCCAAATCTCTCAAGCTCGAACTAAAGCAATACTGGGAGCAGGCGCCGACAGAACTGCTGGCGGCCATCGTCGAGCGGGAAAACAAGTTCAACCAAGGCATCGAGAAGTATCAGGGCCAAGCCAAGAGCGCGGAAGCGATTTTGAAGCAGTTTGAGCCCTATCAGTGGATTCTGCAGAACGAGAACACGACGCCAGAAAAGGCGATTGCTCCGCTTTTGCAGACTGCGGCGCTCCTACGCACAGGGACCCCGCAACAGAAGGCGGCGGCGGTTGCCACCATGATGAGTACGTTCGGGATTGACCTCGGACATATTCAGGCCCTCATGGGTGGCAACCCCGCGTCCGCCCAACAAGTCTTTAACCCCCAATATGACCAGCTTCAACAGCAGGTCCAGACGTTAGCGCAGCAGCTTCAAGAGCAACGGCAAAGGGAAGCTCAGATGGTCGAACAACGGGCGCTTTCGAGCGTTCAGGCGTTCGCCTCTGATCCAAAAAACCAGCACTTTGAAGCGCTTCAACCGCGCATTCTTGCATTGTTAGAGAACCCGGCAATCCTGGGAGACATAACCGGCAAGAGTGAGGCGGAGAAGCTGCGCATAGCGTACGATACGGCACTTCGCATGGACCCGGTGCTCTCCGCCCAGGTCGCTGCTCAACAGCAGGCGCAACGAGAAGTCGTCACGCATGCCAAGAAAGCCGCTGTGCAAGTAGTCGGTGCTCCTGGCACCGCCGCTAAGCCTGCGGCAAACCTCAGCGACCGCAGAAGCGTCATCGCAAACGCGATGAGCGCGCTGCGTAACTAAAAAAAACGGAGAACACGAATGTCCTTTGCGAACAGCAATTACTCTGACATTCTTGCGACCACCATCGAATCGCGCTCGGGCGTGGTAGCGGACAACGTCCGCAAAAACAATGCCTTACTCACGCGATTGAAAGAGAAAGGTCGCGAGAAAACCTTCAGTGGCGGTTCCTTGATCTTGCAGGAGCTGTCATTTCAAGCCAACGGCACGGCGATGTACTACTCGGGGGCGGAAACGCTCGACATTTCCCCCGCCGATGTCATCAGCGCCGCGCAATTCCCCATTAAGCAGGCGGCGGTAGCCGTTACGCTGAATGGGCTCGAAATGCTTCAGAACTCGTCCGAGGAGCAAATCATCGATTTGATGGATGCCCGCCTGGACGTGGCCGAAGCATCGATTGAAAACCTCATCACGACCGGCATTTACTCGGACGGCACCGGAACCAACGGCAAGCAGATTACCGGCTTGCAGGCAATGGTGACTTCGAGCAACACGACCGGCGTGGTCGGCGGCATCGATCGCGCAACCTGGACATTCTGGCGCAACCAGAAGTTCAGCTTTGCGAGCTCGCTCGGCGCTTCGGCGTCGGCTTCAAACATCCAGACCGGATTCAACACGTTGTATGCCGCGACTTCCCGCGGAAGCGACGTAACGGACTTGATCCTGGTTGACAACGCATTCTGGGGTTTCTACATGGCATCGCTGCAAAACATCCAGCGGTTCACCAGTGATTCCGGAATGGCCAAGTTGGGCTTCGTGGCGACCAAGTACATGAACGCGGATGTCGTGCTCGATGGCGGCATCGGCGGCAATGTGCCTTCGCATACGGCATACTTCCTCAACTCGAAGTACGTTTTCTTCCGCCCGCACGCGAACCGGAACTTCGTTCCGATCGGAGACGAGCGGATGTCTACCAACCAGGACGCGATTGTTCGCTTGATCGGTTGGGCGGGGAACATGACGGCTTCCGGCCTTCAGTTCCAGGGAATTTTGGTGGAATAGTCCAGGGCAAAAGGAGGAAAACAAAATGGCTAACGATGTCGTTACGGACGGCAAGATCGGGATCAATCTGACCACGACCTATGCCTCTATTTCTTCGACTTCGACGGTGTTTTTCCCGGCTGCCCCGGGTGCCACTGTCCACACTTCCAACAATGGGCGTTACATGTTCGTACGTGCGCAATCGGACATTAACGCTTTCGACGCAGTGATTATCTCGACCTACGAGGATTCGGCGGCAGCGTCTCCGATTCCTCGCGCGGTTTCGATGACCACCACCAA